TGAAGATCTTTCACCCTGGGGCAAATGGCTCGCTGCCGATCTCGTGCCGGAGCTCGAGGGCCGTGCCCCCACCTGGGAACAGGTACTCATCGCCATCCAGACGTCGGTTATCGAGAATTATTCCGGCGGCGCGCGGCGGACCGTGGCGCAGGAGCTCGAGCGGATCAAGACCGGTGAGAGCATCAGCGAAGTGCGCGACCGCCTTTCTCTGATCGATCTCGGATTGATCGACGATCCTGCTAAGCCAAAGAGTTACTACCTTGCCATTCCCAACCAGAGCCGCGTACTTGCGAAGGCGCTGGCAGGGACGCCATTCTCCAACGGCCAGCAGGGCTCCTGGAGCTTCGCTTTCAAGCGAGGCGACCCGAACGTCGTCAAATCGAAAATCGAGTTAAAGCCCGGCCTTTTCGACAATCGCGTCACAGTGGCCGGGCGTCAGGCGCGCTGCAGCTTCGTCTCCCTCTACGAATATACGAGGTGGCTGGCAAAATGACCCCTGCAACCATGGGCGGCAGAGGTCCGCCCTTTTGCGTCGATTTTTTAGGGGAAACCCGCACCCCGACCCTTCGGCATGCTGGAAACGGCGTGGTTGACGGTTTTTGGCCTCGTGTAGCGTATCAGTGGGCGTGTGTCGTCGCCGCAATCGCTGTCTAACTGTCTAATGAGTGTCTAATGATTAAGGCACTGATTACATTGAGAGAATAAGCCTCATTAGACACTTAGACAGCTAGACAGCAAACCTCTCATAATGTGCGCAAGTGTGCGTATGTATACGAGGCATAACGTTGTCTAGCTGTCTAACTGTCTAAATATATATCTAACCATATGTTTTATATGGATAATTTTATTAGACAGTCGTTAGACACTCTGTAGACAGCGGGCGGCGATGGGTTCGAATAATATATCCGACGATAATGCTCCTGAGGGACAGGATTGGCGTGCCGAGGCGGCCGACGCGCTGGCCTCTCACGACCCGAAGAAGGCCGCAAAGCGCGGCCGTGGCCGGCCGAAGGGGGCACGGAACCGCAAGACGCAGGATTTCGCCGCCTGGTACGATGCGCAGGGCTACAAGGATCCGTTGCAGATGCAGGCGGAGTTCATGAGCGCTGATCCCGTGGGCATTCAGGCCTTTTTCTGCGAGCACGAGCGGACGCTGAAGGCGATCGGGAAGAAAACCGGCCAGGCCGTGCCCTCCCTGGGCGAGATCGTCAAAGAGCAGCTGGCCTGCGCCCGTGACATCGCGCCCTACCTGCATGGCAAGGCACCGGTCCGCCTGGTGGTGGAAGACGAGCGGTTGCCGATCCTCGTCATCAACTCCGGCACGAACCAGCTTGACCAGGCGCGCACGGTCGCGGCGCAAAAGGGCCTGTCGGTCGGCCGTCCGCTGGTGGATGTCACACCTAATAAAATCAATGACTTAGCGGACGGCGCGGGCGAAAGTCCCATGGACAAAAGTCCCACGAATGGAAAGCGCAAATGATTTCAGGTGCTTACGGGAATAATTCACTGATGGGATATCAGTTGCTTTCGTCCGATTTTGAGGGGGACCGGCACCCTAGGGCAGATCGACCTGGGCGTGGCCAGCGCGGCGGCATCCGGTATGCCCCCCCTGCATGGCTAGTGACCGCGCCCCCGCCAGGGGGCTTTCCCCCGAAGGGGGCCCACCCCTCCCCCTGGGGGCACGCGCACGCGCACCGTCGCCATTTTTGGCAAAGGGCCTCAAGGCCATTTCGGAGGGTGATTTTGCCCTCTTGGGCCGCGTCTAATCTCCTCCGCCTTGGGGTCGGGGGTCGGGTAAGCGGATGCACCGCGCCCCTTCCCGCCTCTGCAGGGGTCGGGGGAAATTCTTATCCTCTGTCGGCGGAGGGAATTGATAAGCGGACGGCCTCAAGCCGACGAACCTCCGGTTCGCGACTTTCGACCGACTTGCTTGTGGGCCGGCGCGCATGCGCTATGCGCGCGCCGGCTGGTGCCGCAACCGTTGGAGCCAGCCAATGAGCCAGCATATTTCGAACATCATCACCCGTGACGACGTCCGGACATACTCGGACGAGGAGATGCGCAAGAAGATTGCGGATCTCGATTTTGTGGGCGACTTCGACCCCTTCAATTACACGCCACCTGGCCCTATAGGCGAAGGCTTCCTCAATTCCACCTATCTCACCACGTTCATCATGGGCCCGCTGGGAGGCGGCAAAACTACCCTCTGCGCCTTCAGGCGTATTCTAGCTGCGACCTTGGCACCTGTCGCATGGCACCCGGAGGACAAAAAGCCCACACGCATGTGCCGCTGGATTGTGCTGCGAGACACCTTCCGCTCTGCAGAAAAAACGGTTTTGGAAAGCTGGAAACAGTGGTTCCCCAAGGGGTTCCCCGGCTCGAAGTGGGCCGGTGGCAATGACCGGCCGGTCACGCACACCCTGCGTTTCATGGGTACAGACGGCATTCGTATCGAGATTGTGACAGAATTCGCCGGTCTCGGCGAAAACTCGATCGAGACGTTGATGAAGGGCCGCGAATATTCCGGCGGGTGGCTCAACGAAGCGGACACTCATGTGGACGGCGCCCTCGATGACATCGAGCAGCGTGTGGGACGATACCCATCGGCCAATATCCTGCTCTCGGTGGCCGAGCTCGAAAAGCTGAGCCGGGAACTGGGACACCCGATCTACTCGGGCCAGCGCCAGCGCCAGGTGATCGGTGACCTCAACGCGCCCACGGTGGACAATTGGGTCTACAAAAAATTCGTCAAGGAGAAAACCGAGGATCGCCATCTCTTCATTCAGCCATCCGGGCGATCGGAAAACGCGGAAAACCGCTTCAATCTTGACCTCGACTATTACGATCGCATCGTCCGCAACCAGGATGACCACTTCGTCAAGCGCATGGTCGATAACGAGTTTGGCTATTCCCGCCATGGAAAGCCAGTCTACGAAAAATTCAATCGCGCGATCCATGTGGCACGTTCGCGCATTCACTTCGAGCCAAAGCTGACGTTGGGCATCGGGATCGATATTTCCATGAACACACTCAACCCGGCCGCCGTGTTTGGCCAAGTGCGGGGCACCCGCATTTCAGTGATCGACGAGCTTTATCTAGGCCATGGTGTCGGGGCGGCGCGTTTTGGCGAGGGGCTGGATCGCAAGATCCGGGAAGACTACGCCGGCGCAAAACTGCGCATATGGTGCGACCCAGCCGCCGAGTATGGCGCCGACAAAGAAGGTGGTCAGCTGACCGCCATGGAAACGATCGCCATGATCCTTGGCCTTCCGATCCTTATTCCCGGCAGTGGCTCTAACGAACTCGGCATGCGCCTGGACGCGGTCAAAACGGAATTGCGCGGCTATCATGAGCCGAACAGTGAATTGCAGATCTGCCCGGAAAAGTGCCCTCTCCTCCTGGAGGGCTTCGATGGGAAGTACCGGTACAAGCGCCGCAAGGAAACCGCATCGACGGAATTCGAGGAACAACCGGAAAAAACCCATCCGCATTCTGACCTTCAGGACGGCCTGCAATATCTCGTCATAGGTTTTCGCGGCCGCGTCGGCGTTATTCGTGGTGCCGCCGATCGGGAGCGGGAGCAAGGGAAATCGCGCTCGCCTGGCCCTTCCCGCTCACCCTGGGGCCGGGGTGGGTTCGATCCGCACAAGGCAGGGCTCCAATGACCTACCGCCTCGACAGTCCTGCAACGCTTTTCGACATGGCGGAAATATGCGGCATTTCGAGCCGGATCCAATGGGCGGTAGCTCGGGAGGCATGGCGATCCGGCGAGACATTTGCGTTGCGCGATGACGATCGTCTGCTCGGCGTGTTCGGCCTTTATCCGATCGAGCACGGGGCCGAAGCCTGGTTTGATATTCGCCCCGAGGCCGCCCCGTTTATGCTCCGCCTGATCCGGGATATACGGTTGACCTTAGCTTCCCGCTCTTACCCTGAAATCGTGGTGATCTGCCACACCAACGCCGGACGCCGAATTGCGGCTGCTTCCGGCTTTGAGCTTTTCAGCGAAGGAGGCCTCACATATGGGCGGTTTGATGGGCGGGGGCAGCAAGGCCAGCAAGCAGGCAGCGGACCTGCAGAAACAGGAAGCTGCAGCAAATCAGCGCCGCACGCTGGCGGACCTGGCACGGCAACAGGCTGAAGTCGATCAATCGGCCGCGGGCCGTACCGGTCGTAAATCCGGAAGCCGCATGCTGACCTTTATGAACGAAACCTATCTGTCCGGATCCGGGAACGACAAGTTCGGGCAGGTCTGATGTTTGAAGTCTCCAAGCTGAAGGCGCGGCGCAACCAGGCGCAGAAAGAGCGAGATGCGATCCAGCCGCTTCTCGATGAAGCATATCAATACGCCATACCCTTCCGCAAATCGACACGGCGCACCGGCCAGGGCGAAAAGCGCGTTGATCAGGTGTTCGATCACACAGCGATCGACAGTGCCTTCCGCTTTGCAGGCAAAGTCCAGCAGGATTTCTGGCCAGCAGGGCAGGAAAATTTCGAGATCGAGCCCGGACCGCTTGTCATGGACCAGAAGGAACGGGAGACGCTCGCCGAAACACTTGCCCCTGTGAGCAAGGTGGCACAGGCATTTTTCGAGGACGGCGACTGGGACATGGCGTTCCACGAAATGGCGCTCGATCTTTCCGCCGGCACAGGCGCCATCCTGATGAACCCAACGGACGATCCGGAGTTACTCTGGGAACCCATCTCGGTTCCGATCGAGGAGCTTTTGGTCGAGCAGGGTCCGAACAACAAGCTTGCCGCCATCTTCTGGGACAGGAAGATGACGGTCCGCGTATTGTTCGACACTTGGCCGGAAGGCCGGTTCGGAAAAGATCTGCAGGATCTTCACCGCGAAAAACCGGAGGCCGAGCTCGATGTCCACGTTGATACCGTCTACGACCGGAAAAAACGGCGCTGGCACATGTTGGTGTGGTGCAACAAGCAGGACACCATTCTGTTTTCGAGCCAGTCCCGCACATGTCCCTGGCTTATTCCGCGATATTTCCGCGTTCCTGGCGAAACATACGGTCGCGGCCCCGTCATGCTGGCAATGCCAACCATCAAGACCCTGAACACAACAGCGCGCCTTCAGCTGCAGGCGGCTGCGATTGCCATGCTCGGCATATACACTGCCGTTGACGACGGCGTGTTCAATCCGGATCTGGCGCCACTCTCGCCCGGCGCTATCTGGAAAGTGGCCCGAAACGGCGGCCCT